CTCCTATTTTTCTTAAAGAATGTTTCTTATTAGAGTGATTCATCAAACTCAACGCTTTCCGGATAGACTTCAAAGCTGATGCTGATGTATTCCAATGCCGGGGTAGGCTTGATGAGAATCTTTGCAGGAAGAATGTGCTGGTCGCGTGTCTCCTCCGTTGATTCAGTAACGATGCGGTAATCATAGATACCCCTGTTAGCCTTTACATCCTGGAGAATCGGCTCAACAACTGAACGGAATTGCTTTTCAAGCGTTACGTCGTACTGTTCAAAGATGAGCTGTCTTGCGGCCTGTGAGACAAGCTTCTTAACACGAATCATAAGTCTTGAAACATTGATTCTGTTACGAGGGGTCTCCTGATGGTAGAGAGTCTTGTTACCCCAAACCTTAACGCCATCAACTGCGAAGGTCTTGATAGGGTTAATCATGTTCTCATAGAGAGTATCCTCATCAAGAAGGGTTGTCTTGTAGTAAGCCCTTGCACATTCAACTTCACCACGAGTGAGACCTGCAGGTGAGAACCAAGGGAACGAAACATTATCTGTTGCTGCCATATCCCTTACAACATCCTTAGTTGCAGGAAGGTCAATGTACCTCTTGTTGTCACCGTCCCAGTACTTGACCCAAGGATAATAGGTACAAGCATAAGGGCTGTCAAGTTCTGTATCGTTAAGGAAGTCTGCTACCTCGTCCGGTGAGTATGATTCCATAGCCTCGTTGTACTGAGGTGCTGCCATGATATAGAGGGCGTCACCGCCACGACCATCTTCGCTATCCTCAATGATATCAAGAGCATCCTCTGAAAGAAGACTCTGGTCATACCAGTTGATACCAGGGGTTGCGAAAAGGTTGATGTCAACATCCTCAGGATTTGCAAACTGCATGTAACCAGCAAGATATGCATAGTAGTCAGTTGTGATTGCAATCTGAGGGAGCTTGAGACTTACCATCGGGTCAAGGTCAAGTTTGTCGTTTCCACCGATTGGACGGAAGATTTCATTAGTTTCATAACCTTCACCTGAACGACGAAGTTCGTATTTGTTACCCCTATACTCGTTTGTATTGGTCCTGTTGTCACGGTTGATATCCCATCCATCAAAACCACCGTAAGGGTAAACAGTGAACTTACGGAGATTTACATCCTTGTAGAGGCACTGGTCAAGATAATCAGTAGGAAGTATACGAGGAATACGGTTGTACCTATTCATCTGTATCGGGTCTACAGTTGTGAATGTGTAACCTGATTCTCCGTCAACCTGTACAGTAGCGCCTGTTTCAACTGAGAAGATTGAATCAAGGTGGAAACCATTGCTAATCCTTGTAGGGTCGGCATCACCAAGATTGTCTGAGTAAGCGTCAACACCCTTGTAGTTGAGTACATCGTAATCAAGAACCTCGTCGTTAAGACCAAAGTACTGTCTCTTTGGCTTAATTGTGTTGTCATAAACTGTGTTGTAGTTCATTGTGATACCACAGACAGTTTCGTACTTAGGAATAGGATAACCTAAGAAACCGCAAGGCACACAATCATCAACACCCTCTTCATTACTGAATTCAAGAGCAATGTACTTTGACTTATTAGGGTATGCACCATCAATTGTACCAATCTTGAGGCCTACATAGTTGGACTCACCTTCAACCATTGAGCAGTTTGTGAACTTTTCAAGGACAACCTGTGAATTGTCGCTGTCATAGAAATCACGAACAACAACATCAAACAGGCCTTCTACTGGACGAATCCTCTGGAATGAAACCTTAACCTGATAGTTAGCGGCATTACCGTCACTGATTGTATAAACCTTGAAGAGTTTCTTAACATCAATAGTTTCGGTGCTTGCTGCCTTAACCTCAGAAACAATCCAAGGTGTTACAGCACAACGATATGTTGAAATGTAATTCCAGTAGTGGAATTGTGCCTTTTTATCGTCGTCATAATTCTCAGGGCCATATAATCCATCAATTTTATAAGGGAAAATGGCTTCGCCTTCGGCACCGAGACAAGTTTCATCTTCATCGTGTGAAGCCTTGTATGCCTCGTCCTTAAGTGCCTTGTAGAGAGCCATATCATAAACAGCCTCAATATAAATAGGAGCTGAGCCCATAAGAGGGTCTTCAGGGAAAATCTTATAAAGATAATCAGGGTCACTTGCATCCATTGATACATTGTAAGTTACTGTTGATGTTCCTGCAGTATTTGAATCATCCTTATATGTAATTACAAGGGCAAACTTACCAAGGTCAACTGTTATATTACATTTGTTGTCAAAGGTTGCAACAGCCTGAGCTTGGACCGGTGTTCCAGTTGAATCTATCTTACAGTTGGCATCATAAGTTTTCCCTGTATAAGGCATGATTTTAATATCTTGAACGATATCAATTGGACCTTCGCTTAAATCTACACAGATTCCTGTTGCGGCACTTGAAGTATTGTAGAGTTTCTTTGAACGAAGAACCGCAACTGGCATGTTTATGCTATCAGAACTTGCACTTTCTTTTGTTTCTGTTGGCTTTGTAATACCAGTAACAGTGTCGCCTTGTTCCCAAACATGGTAAGATGGCATTGTGTAAGCTGAATGTGTATGTGCTGAATCACTTAATACAGTTCCGTCATCCTCTACATCGTTCCAATTCCAAACAACTCTTTCTGCAGAAGAAGACTGTGTACTAATAACCCAAGCTTTACCAGCCCAGTATCCTGAGAGACCGAGAACACGGACAACCTCAAGCTGTTTTGATTCAGCAAGATATGCCTTTGCTACATATGGAAGCTCATATTTAGGGTAATTTGTTCCTTTGAACTTTATGGGTGAAGTCCCGCCGAAGTAGTCAATGAAGTCATCCCAGCTCGCAATTGAAATTGGCTGGAATGCAGGGCCCTTAAGGGTCTCACCAGCTACGCCGAGGGTTGTGATACCCAAACTTTTAGTGGAATATTGTATGTCCCTTACCTCAGTGTACACACCAGGAGAAACATGACCACCTCTTGCATCGCTTATCATCTTAAACTAATCTTTTTTAACTTATTATTTTTCTATAAATAGTGTAAAAGACCCGAAAAAAAGAGCCCCCTACATTTTTATTCTTTCACTATGATTTCTTCTGTATATTGTTCTTCCTCAGGAGCCTCGTTTGACACAACTTCTTCCTTCGTAAAACCATTCAATATTACCTGTGCCGCACGACTTTCCCTCTTTTTGATAACCCTACATATCTTTATCTGGTCACCATTATGAAATTCAAGGTCTT